GAGGCCCTTTGTAGGTGGTGCCGTCCGTGCTGAGCAAAAGACGGTACTCAGTTCCTGAGATACTGGCCATTTTATGTAGTTTTAATTGTGAATGTGAAGTCGGCTATCAAAAGTACGGTTTCCTCATCCTGGTTGAAAAGGCTTTGAGCGTTTGTCATCCAGGCGGAAATGTATGTACTGTTGCCATTCGCTGCCAAATAGGTGCGGATGGTTTGTAGGGTGGTCTGAGCGTTGTCCGCGGAAGCCTGGTAGATGTACAGCTCGGCATTTACCGCCTGCATCCGGTAGCCGTCTTTGGTTTCCGTAACGTCGATCGAGTCAAGCTGTAGCACAATGTGATCCACCTTTGTGCCTTGAGGGGCAGCCATAGCATAGACCGGCAGCGCTTGAGCGGCTACCAGTTTGTCGCGAATGATTTGCAAGTAGTTCACTGGAGCGCGCGTCTAAGTTGTTGCTGCCACTTGCTGCGGCCCATGCGGTCAATCTTTGCCCGGCTAGCTGCTCCGAGCTGGTCCCATGCTTGGCCCATGTAGTCCTTGGCTTTGTAGCCTTTATTGGTGCCAGTTGCCCGGCGGCCGTACAGTTGCATGAATGGGTACGCCTGGGCGTCACCTTTCCGGTTGCGCACTCGGACCGGTCCAATCCATACAGCGATTTGGTCACGCCAAGCGCGGACGCGTGCGCGGGTTACCTTGATGCTCTTAAAGAGGTCTTTTGTTCCTGGTTTGGTAACGTCCTCATAAGCGGCAGCCCGCGCCGCGTTGCGCAGTGGTGTTGCCTCTTGGCGGAGGGCACCGTACAACTCCTGCAGTCGGATTTTCTCCGGTGCATTCTGAAGCTTCTTTCTGAGCTCGTCAAGGCCAACAATTCCCTTTTGCTTAGGCATTGTCCTTGAGTTTGCATTTAATCAATGTATAGCGCTTGCGGCCTTCCGGCAGCGCGCTAATCACCTCGTAGCGCTGGCTGTTGAATTCCAGCTCCCAGGAGCCAAGGACGTCCGTCCGGTAGCGCACGCGCCAAATAACGGTGGCGCTGCTCTGCATTTGGTCCGATACAAAAGCCTCCGTGCCCGCTGCTTCGTTGATTACCAGCATAGCATAGCAAGTACCAGCGCTCGCGAAGGTGCGCAGTACCTGCCCTGAGTTGTTGGTGCTCACGGTTGGGCTGTAGAGAGTTATGCGGCGGTCTAGCGTCACAGTGTGTTCTTGTAACGAAATAGGACCCGGTCAAAAAAGCGCGGAATAGGTTGCGGCAAGTCGTCGCCGTAATCAAAGCCAAATTTAATCCGCTGGTAGATTGCGTGGATTACGTCCTTTGGCGTGCTGGTGTTCCAGCCTGCAGCGTAAACTACCTCCAGCTTATCGCCTTCCTCGGAAGGGGTCAGGCGTCCGTTCAATAGGGTGTATTCAGTGTCGGCCACGCCGTCCACCTTTACATAAGTAACTGCCCCGATGGGCCAAAAGGGAAGCGTTATTTCAGCTTCCCAATTGGTTACCACCGTTACAGTTGCAGTGCCGACTACCACCTGCGCGTAACTCAGTGCCTCATCGCACGCGGCGTTGTAGAGGAAGGTCAGCAAACTGTCGTCAGCTGAACCGTCCACGCGGCAAAAAGCCTTAACCTCTGTAAGGTTAATAGCTGCAGGGGTAAAGTCGACGGTTGTCATTAGATCGTTACGTCGTCAGCGATTACGAAGGACTTAGGACGCAATACAGCGATATCCATGAAGCGCTCCACGTAGATACGTACAGTTGAGCTCAACATTTCAGTGTAAGGGTCAATCAACAAAGTAGCACCGCCCCAGAAGCCGATCTGCACGTCTTCGAAGTTACCAAACAAGATACCGTAGGTATCAGGAGTTCCGGTGGTCTTCTTGCTCAAGGTCGTGCTGTAGATGTTGTAGCCGTTGGCGGTCTGGACTGGGTCCAACATACCTTCCACCAAGAAGCGGCCAGAGCCAGCGTCTACCTTGGTCTTCTTCAATTTAGCCACTACGTTGGGGTGTGTAACGTAGCCCAGGCGTCCGCCCAAAGCGTTGTTAGCTGCCAACAAAGCCTCCATGTCTACCAAGTCGTCGTAAGACAAAGCGCCGAGGGCCAAGTCCTGAGCCGTACCGTTCAAAGCGGTGTAGATACCAGTAGGCTGGTTAGAGGCTCCGGTTCCGGTTAATACAGCCTGCTCCAGTCCTTTGTTGAAAGATTGGTTCAACTGGTTAATCATGCGCGCCTGGATGCCTTGGCTGTACTCTTGTGCCAACAGCTGGTTAGATACAGCGGCTGCAATCACCGAGCGCTTTGGGGTCATGGTGATAGTTGAGAAAGTCAAGTCCTGGGCAGAAGCTGCGCCGGTCTCCGTGTTCCAGTTAAGGGTGTAGTCGCTGTCTTGTACTGGAAATTGTACGTTTCCGGTCAAGCCTTCAGCTACTGAACACAAGGAAAGCATGGGAGTGTTCGGGTACAAGAAATCTACATACTTGCCCGGGTCCGTGTAGACCAAATCGCCGCCCAAGTTTCCACCAGTACCACCAGTAACGGTATTGGTACGCAATTCGCGGTTCAAAAACTCAGGCATGTGGATGGCTGCCTGGTTTTCGCCGCGGCTTTCCACGCCCAGCTTGTTGCGCTCGGCGATTCCTTCCTGGTTCATTTCTGCCTCGATTCCGGTCAGCTTGCCGTTGCGTGCTTCGCGGATTGCCTTAACGATGTTAAAGGAGCGCAGGTCTTTCTTTTGTGAAGCGGAGAAACCACCAGCGAAGGCTGAGGCGTCCACTCCAGCGCCTGGATTCTCGGCGCCTTCGGGTTTTGTTTCCATTTGTATGGGGGTTAAATTAATTTCGGTTTCTTCGACCTGAGCCGCGCGGGCGCTCTCCAGGCTTCGCATCGCCACAGCGGTAGAGGGGTTCGCTCCGCGTGGCGTCAGGCTGATATCATAGATTTCTGCTACTTGCGTAATTACGCGCGTGGGCTTTTCGCCTTTTACATTCTCCCAGCGTTCCTCGGCCACTGTAAAGGCCCAGCTCGCCTGATCCAAATCGCCGCGCTCCACTAGTGTGCGGGCCTCTTTTCCGGTGGAGGTTTCGGGTGCCGTAAACTCAAAGTACAGCCCCTGGTCGTCTGCGCGCAGCTCCAGCGTGCCCTTACCTTTATTGCGGCGTGCTAGGACGTAGTCGTAGTTGTGGTTCAATAGCGCGTGAATGTCGAAGCTGTCCACCTCGGCAAAAGCGCTGCGCTCTATGCGCTCGTTAAAAGCGCCCATGTCGTAGGCTTCATAGTTGGCCGCATAGCCAAAGATGAGCCCTTCCTCAGCTCCGCCGTTAAGCGGCAGGCTCCGGATCTCCTTCTTCTCGGTTGATGGTTCCATTTTGTATATCGCCAGTTACGCTCATGTGAGCGGGTTTGTTGTACTCGTCACCGCCCTCGATGGGAGTCATGCCTTCGCTCTTTCGGATTTCGTTGGCGCTAATTGCGCCGATGTTCCAGTACGAAACGTTCCGCTGCACCTGGGCCATCATATCGCCGCGCATTAAACTCTTGAGGTCAAGCTCAAACTCCAGCGCTCCAGTTACCAGCTTGTTGGTAAACTCCATTTCGATTTGTTCGCAAAGCGGGCGGATGCAGTCGCTTACAAACTGTGCGTTCTGCGCTTCGATGGATGCGTTTTGGCTTACGCCCTGCATATGGCCCACCTTGTGAGGTGGTACCTTGAAGATGCGGCAAATTTCCTCAACGCCAAAGTTCATGCTCTCGATGTACTGCGCCTCCTGCATTGAAATGCTCACTGGCTTGTACTCGGCCCCGGCAGTCAGTACGGCGGTCTTGCCGCTGTTGGCACCACTGTAGCGCTGGTCAAACTGGCGGCCGAGGTCCTTTAGGCGTTCCACGTCACGGATGCTGCCATCCAGTTGCAGGATTCCCTTTGGCATTGCGCCATTTCCGTAGAAGCCGCCGAGGTGCTTGTTGGCGGCCATAGCCGTGCCGATGGTTTCCTTCGCGTAAATAATGGGGCTCAGTCCGTTGATGCCGTCAATGGTCCACGCCTTTAGGTGGATTATTTGCGAAGGTTCTAGGCGCATGGTCACGCCACCGGGAAGGTAGAGGCTATAGATCAGTCGGCCGCTGGTGGTATCGATGGTCACCAAATCGGTGTCTATCATTTCCAAGGCCGTAATTCGGCCACGGTTCCGGACTGGCAATACATAAGCATTCCCGCGAAGTAGTAAACTGTTGATAAGCGCCTGACGCCAATAGTAGCTATTGTATGCCTCGGAAGGCTTGCGGCTTACAAGCTGGTCAAGTTGCCCCTCCACTCGGACCTTTCCCTGCTCCGTTTCGGCAAATAGGTGGAAAGGAAGCGAAGCAATCGTATCGGAAATCAGGGAAACGCAAGCGTAGACGGTGGGCACCGTGGGCGCGTTGTTGCTGTTGACTGTTTCTCCGGCGTTGGTTTGGCCTCCACCTATCAGCTGGAAAAGCCAAGGCTTCGGATTAATAATGCCCGAAATGCTCCGGGTTACTCGTTGAAGAAAGGAGGCCATTGTGCAAAGGTTACGAATTACATTTTCTCAATCCAAATTAAACAAAGACAATATCTTCCGTTTGGTAAACTGAAGTATTTGCTTGTGCGTTGTGCACATATCCGGCTAGCGCTGTAATGAGCGCAGCGGTGCCGTCTATCTTATCCGGTGCCTTGGATTTGTTGAAGGTCCAGTTGTCGTTTTTGTCTATCTGCAGGTTTGTGTTGGAAATGTGCCAGGCGGTCACCGGGTTTCCATCGTGCCCTATGCGCTTTTGCTGCACCAGGCGGTAAAGTAGCTTCATCGGTTCATTGATCATTAGGACGCCCTGCCGTACCTCAAAACAAAACTTAGCACCGTAGCGCTGCCGTACCTGGTCTATAGTTTCGGCTGCGTTCCAAGGGTCAAAGAAGATAGCCTCGACCGGGTAAGCTTCGCAGATTTCGAAGATTTTACGCACGCGGTCCGGCGTGGTGTTCACCTCGCCCTCGATTACCTCGACATGTCCGCCCTTCATCCAGTTGCGCACCAGGTTCGGGTAACGGTTCTTGCGCTTGTCCATGCTGTGCTGCGTGATTTGGTAGAACTGTTTGGTATAGAAGCGCTCCCCTCCATCCCAAAAAAGTAGGACGTAGGCGGTCCAGTCGTTTACAGCTGCAAGGTCAACGCCCATGTAGCACCTCCAGGTACCTAGTGCGGTGGGTTCCTTTTGCAGGCAGCGGTTCCAGCTGCCTAGTTCAATATACGGTTGTGCGCTTCCTGCCCATTGGTTCAGGTGCAGCTTCCGCAATGATAGGAGGGTAGGCTCGTCAAACTTAGCCGTGCGGCTCAG